GGTTGCGAGGGTAGTTTGCCAATCCATAGGCTTCTGCTCTACAGGTGCAGCAACAGGTTGTCCTTGACTTAAAGACATCAATTCTTCATTGCTTAAACCTTGTAGACCTTGTGGACTACCAACAGAAGGTGCGCTTGGTTGTTTACCCGCTAAATTTAGCAATTCTTCATTGCTTAAATTATTTAAACCTTTTATTGCAACCGGATTTGCATCTGAATTTGAAGCGTTAGCAACCATGTTGTTTTGATTTAGTCTGTTCATTACAAACTCATTTGATTGTCGAGGCTGTGGATACGGGCTAGAGGGAAGGCTTGCCCAGATAGGGCCTGACTTCTTGACCGCACTTTCCCAATTGCCTTGCAAAACATCTGGCAAAATGCCACGTTCACGCAATAAATTAATAGCCGCTAAGTCTTGGCTTTGTGGCCCAAAGTCCTGCAACCCCAGCTTCTTTGCTTGCTCATCCCAAGTATTGGACAAAAACTGATAGCGTCCAGCAGCCGTTGTCTTGTTGGGCCTGCCTGTTGTTTCTGTAAAATCAAATAGCTGCCTAGGATGATCCGTCAAAGATTCAACCCTTCCACCACCAAACAGCGTGTTGTAGCCGTGTTTGTCAGTACCTTCAGCAGAACCAATCATGCCCAAAAAGCTACGGACATTAGGGTTTTCTAAATACGGAAACAATTGTTCTATTGCTGAACCGGATTGGGAAGGGTTTTGAGCAGACATTATCTAGTCAATCCTCTGCGCTTTAATTCAGCTTCAATTTCTGATCTGCTATAGACGTTGTTTAATTCTACAGGTCTTAAGCCCATATCTTTTGCAATGTTTCCGGGAATGTCCGGTAAACGCTTATTCCATTTTGCAACAGCCGCAGCGGAAACAGACTTAGAAATTCTAGCAAGTTCTTGCAGAGTTTGCGGATTAAGCTCAATAGAACCACCTTTGACACGCTCAAGAAACTTTCTATCGTTATCAGTAAATCCTTGACCTGCTCCAAGACCTGACGTTTTGATGCTATCCAAGACGTTTTGACCAAGACTAGCAAGCAAAACTTCTGTGTTTTTAATTGTTTCGTTGTTGTCTGCGCCTGCAACATTAAATGCTCTTGCAAGTTTTAATTTAATTTCAGCAGCAGTTCCTGTTAATGCTCCAGCACCAATTAAATCAATAATTTGATTTGCTCTATCTATGTTAGTTTGTGCGCTTGACGCAGCACCAAATATTTCTTGATCACGCTGAACAGCGGAGGCTGCCGAACCTTTGCCATATTCAACCAATCCCGCACGACTAGATTCAAGTTGAGAAGCGCCGGGAATTTCTTCACGCACAAATGACCCATCAGGTCTTTGTCTGTCTATAAATCCTTCTTTGGAAGGAGCTGCAAATATAACCTTCCCGCTTCTGTCGATTGCAAAATTACCAACTGCGGTAGGTTTGTTTTGCAATGCAGCTTGCGTGTAGGCTTGAGGGCCAAGCGTCCTAATAAGCGCAAGGTCTTTAATCGGATCACCAGTTACTGAAGGCAACATCGGTTGACCCATTGATGTGCGACCCTGCTGCGGCAATCCTGTCGGCTGCATTTGAGGCGCACCTTGTGGCATCCCTTGCGGCATTGGTTGAGCAACAGGCTGACCGGACAATGCACCCGCATACTGTGAAGGTTCAAATGCTGGCAAATTTTGCGTAGCACCTGATTCACCAACAGGAAACGATACGGCAACAGGCGTTCGACCTTGCGTTGGCATTTGCGTTGGCATTGCTTGCATAGGCGCATTACCAGTTTGTGTAGGCTGTTGCGTAGCAGGCTGACCTGCTTGTGCGCTTGGGAAATTTAATCCAACCATACGCTGAAGTTGCTGATCTTGAGCAGACGCTAACTTTTGTTGTTGTTCAGGAATTAAATCTGATGCTCTGCGACCAACATACGCTTTTAGCAATTGCGCTAGACCCTGCACAGGACTAGGTGGCACATAGTGACCAGAAACCATCTGTCCTTGTGGTTGATCCATTAACGCTTGCTGCATCAAAATATCTGCGTATCGCTGATTTTGCTGAATCTGATATTGTTGTTGAGTAACGTCTGGCCCCATCATTGCAGCCATCGGGTTCATCATGTTTGCAGGTTGTGCCATTTTTATTTCCTAAAATTATCCGAACAGCTTACCAAATGTGCCAGTAGGGGCAAGCAATGCAGCACCGCCTAATGAGAACAGACCTTGTGTTAATTGCGAATTAGCAGCGTTCTGAGCGTTTGCAGCAGCTAATTGAGCGTTATACCCTGCTTGTGCGCCTGCAAATGTTGGTGGTGGTGCTACTTGTGCAGGGGTGTAACCCGTGAATTGTGGCAATTGAACCTGAGAACCAGACATAATAGAAGCAAGCTCATTAATTGGCTGACTGCGTAACGCAAAGTCTTGCGCCAATTGCTGTTGCTGTGCTTGGTTACTAAACTGCGCTCTTTGCAAGCCTTGCGAAAAGTCTTGACCAAGTGCTTGATTGTATAAGCCTGCACGATTTAAAGCAGTTGAATAATCTTGTCCAAGAGCTTGATTGAAAAGATTTGCGCGACTTAATTGTGCTTGGTTTTGGAATCCACCGATACCAAGAGCTTCGTTTAGTTGCTGCTGTCTTGCACCCATATCAAGGTTAATGCCTTGCAGAGCAGCTTGGTTATACAAGTCATTTTTGCTCATTTCACGGTTGCGGAATGCGGTGTTATACGCTTCCGTTCCCGGTGCTAGACCTTGGTTTGCAAGTGTTTGTGCAAATGATCTATCACCTGCTTGAATTGTCGGGTCTAAACGCTGCAAAATTAGATTCTGTGCGGTCATCCCTGCGTTAAGGGGCATATTAGAAAAGTTTGACGTATCAATTTGCGTAGTCAATGGAACTTCACCCATTGCTCTACCGTAGTCATCAATAGTGTTTTGCGCTCTACCGTAATCAGCAAAAGTCTTTTGAATTTCTGTCGATGTTGGTTGAAATGGCGTTGACAAAGTGCTTTGCACGTTATCCATCGCTGTTCCACCAAGCTCTGCTAGTCTGCGTTGTACACGCATTTGAGCTTCTACAGCAGCTTGTGCATCAGGCGAAAGTGTTTGCGTAACAGTTGGAATTCCACCGCCACTCATGTAAGCATTGCGGTCAGGTGCTGCGCCGCTTGCTTGTCTTGCAGCATCGTATGCAGCTTGGTCAAAATATGTGCCGCCGCCGTACATTGAGTCGCTCTCGCCACCGCTGCTACCACCTTGCGAGGGGCGCATAAAATCCGCACGATTTACCGCATTACCTTGGTTAAACTTTGCTAAGTCTGCGTTATACCGAGCTTCGTCAAAGGTAGGGTCACTATATGTAACCGTCTGTGTGCCAAACGGAGTAAACATATTGGGGTTGCTCAAGCGTGAACCCTGCTGCGCTGCAACAAGATTTTGCGCCCCTTGTTCCTTAGCTATTGCTGTGTAATCTGGAACTGGTGGCGTTGCAACTGACTTACCCATAGCGTACCCCTAAGAATCGGCAATCTTTTCGTGCCAATGTCATAAATATAATGTCACCCAATGGTGAACCGTCTTTGATTCGTGCTTCTTCTGCGAAACCCATGTTCTGTACTAATTTTATGCTTTTTTGGTTATCTTGAACCACCGGAACAATGATTTTTTCTACATTTAACACATTGAAAGGATAGTCAAAAATAGCTTTTAAATACGCTTTTGTTAACCGTCCTTCTATTGCTATGTGACAAAAAACCGTTCGTTTGTTCCAGTTTTCGTAAATAACACCCGCAATTGTTTTAGCGTCTTTCTGTAATCCGATTGCACTTGAATGCTTTGCAAAATAACTTCCATCAGTTCGGTCAGCAACCCAGTTGCCGATTTCCTCACCTTGCACTATATGCCAGCCCATCCCGTCTGGTAAACAATGTCTGTCGATGCCCAAAGCAAATTCACCCCTTGTGATGCAGATTTAAACTGTGTTGAACCGCAATAACCGATGCCTGTAATGCCTTGCCAGTTATTGCTAACAGTTATGTTTGAACCCCATGACGATTCGTCCCAAATTCCCGAATCCCAAAGACCTGCATTACTAGGAGAAAACTCCGCAGCAGCAGCTAAATCTTCTAATTGAAAGTCTATGTTCATTCCAATGTATACAGTTGGATCACCGTTTGTAAACAAAGATGGTCTAGCTCTAGTAAAGTATTTCTTTACGCCACGACTTTCGAAGTAATTAAACGCTTGAAATGCGTTGGTGTTAATGTTTGCACCATCGTCTGCATAGGATTCGTCCCAAGCATGACCAACAAAACCGTTTCCACCAAAATAAGGTTCGTTGTCAAAGATTTCCCAGCAATTTGCATTCCAATTAGTAAAGTTACACCACGATTTAGTGATGTTATTCATTACATATTGTTGTTGCAAACCTGTTCCAAATGGAATATTGACAGTCAAAGCGTTGTGCTTTGGGTCAAATATCATTTGCCAACCAAAGTTATCACCGTAAATTTGTGACGCTCTAGCAAAAGCACCTTGAATCTTGTCTGACAACGCTACTCTTGGGTCTAAACGTGATGATTGCAAACTTGCAGCAAGCGGATATACACCGTTATACGTCAAAATGACAATATCGCCACCGTACTTAATCATGCAACGCTTGCCTACGGGCTTGCCTGTGCGCCAAACGCCAATTAACGCCCATTTAGTAACGTCTGAAGGGTCTGTTCCTGCGTAAACAATGACTTCGCCGTTAGACGTAATAAACACAATGTTATCGTCTACTCCATAGCCTGCGTCAATTGTCCATGTTCCAACAGCGACTAGGTATCCACCAAGTTGTGCAACAGAACTCATGTCAATGTAGTTAGCTGCACCTTGAATTGACAACGTAGGCAAATAATATGCTCTTAGCGTATCGTTTTGCGTAAACCAAACTTGGTTTTTAAATGTAGTGATATTGCTAAACGTAGTATCAGTAACGCCTGTAATCGTTGGATTAGTCCATGTAGAACCATCGTAGAGCAAAGGTCTATCTACACCATTGACAGCGTATAAATAGCCGCCAGCAGGGGTTGTGACGTTTATGTATTCCCATCTAGCGTTAGTTAGTCCAGTTTCTACTGCTGCGCCAACAACACCGCTTGTGGTTACGTCATAGATTTCTGTACCAACACAAGCAAATAGCTCGTTTGTAGCACCAGATGAGTACCCCATTAAAGTTTGAACTTGACCCGGCAACCCTGTAGCGTGTTTTGTGAATCCGGGTCTAAGCACCACGTTATTGACCGATGGAAACAAATTGGTAAGCTGAACAGCGTCCAGCAAGTCCATGTTTGCAATCGAATCTCGTGCGTTCCAACCGCCTACTGGCGCAGGTAATGACGCAACTTTAGCTGCGGTTCTCTGTACTAGCGAGTTAACACCTCTGCGTGTAGCCATGGTTAGTTCGGGCCATATCCGGTGTCAGGAATGTTGTCGTATCCGATCAGAACCGTACCCGGTCTTGGTGCAAACGACAAGTTAGCAGCACTCATGTCTTGACCCATAACTGTTTCTAGCTCAGTCAGGAAGTTTCTATACATCGCTGTGGTATCGAAGCCTTTTGCTTCAAAATACTTGAGCTTTGTCATCAAAACCATTACACGATCAGGATAAATACACCTATCATCATCGTTTGTAAATGAGTTTTTAGCTGTTCCGTCAGAACCCTCTGCCCACGCTTGGGAACGGTACTCATAACCAAGCAGCTCATTGGTGGACACGCCGGGCCATATCTGGAAGAAGTTACCAAGCAAACGCCACCGAATGCGAGGGCCTGTCGAGATATACCCCGAAAGCAGCCATTCCCATTGCTGTGCGTCTGTTGGCCCTAACATCTCCCATCTTTTTGACTTATCCCAATGAGTACGGGGAACAGAAGCATCGTAGTCAGCAGGTAGCGGATACTTTACTTTCATAAAGCATAAGTCAGCACCCACATACGTTCCTGTGGATGGCTGGTTAACCGTTACTTGCGTTGGTGAGTCCACGCTAACAATGTAGGTAGCGTTTCCAAGACCGTTACCAGTTACTTGATACGTTGTATCAAACCCTGCGGTGCTTGGGATGTTTGTGATTGTGTAAGTATCAAGAACAACATCACCAGTAGTATTGGTAAAGTCTGTTGTAAACAAATGCTGCTTAGTTATTCTGCGCCAATCATGTTTCTTAAGCAATTCGTAACCTGATGCGTTCATCAGAGCTAAGATTTGAATAACGTCTTGATTGGTATTTCCTGCAACAGAAGCAGGGGTAGACACGCCTAACTCATTGGTTACCTGAGTAACTAATTGCAGCATCGTTGATGACATTTATTCCTCTTTCTTTGGTCTACCAACCTTTTTATCAGCCATAAAAGCGGAAAGCTGCTCTTTCAAATCAGCTAACTCTTGCTTTGTTTTTTCCATCTCTATTTGGCTGTCAGACTGATTTTTGTTCATTAAATACGCTCTTGCACGTTCACGCAAACCTGCTGCGCCCATGCCTACCTTTTGAAGTTGCATATCCGAAGCTGTTGCTACTTGCTCAACGGTCTGAAACTTCAAAATGCTTAATTCTTCCATCTGCATTTGATTAAACTCAGCAGGTCTTGCAATGTGCCAATCCTTTAGCGGAGTACCAATTACGTCTGCATTGCTGTTTTGCATCTGGTAATG